CATGTTCCCGCTGCAATATCGGCAACCGACAATCGAGCAATACGCAGAGAACGCGCCACCGCCCCAGACTCCGCCTGATCCAGACGAGCAGCAGCAACCCGGGCAACCGTTGCCGCAACAGAACGCTGCCTTACCGCCTCCGTCAGGAATGCCGGGCGGATTACCCGTCAACCCACAAATCGCAGGGATGCAATGAGCCTCGACGCCGAAATGAAACGCCTAAGCGCGATTGCTCGGGCACACGAAGTTTACGATTGCCTCGACCGCATTGGCGCCCTCCGTCGGCATCTCACGACGCTGCTCGGCAATCATGATGCGGCGGTCGCCGGTAACGCCAAGCGCGACTGCAACGCGTTCTGGCATCGTCTCGATGAACTCGCGCTCAGGGCGGATGCGACGAGAGAAGTCGCCGCGGGCCACGACCGTCCCTTCAAGGATTACAAGCCAGAGTAAATGTAGTGTTTCGTGCGTAGGCCTCGCCGGCCGAACCGGCGTTTCGCGACCATCCGCGCGTAATCGGATGAACCTCGCACCAGCCGGGCGACATCGGCTGCTTTCGTGACCAGCAACGATACTGCGGAGAGAGACAATGACGACTGAACAGTCGGCAGACGATACCCTTTTGAATGACGTGTTTTCGAGTGGCCGCGAGAGGGGGGCAGATACCGCCGCTCCCGCCGAGCCGGAAGCCAAGGCAGCAGAACCGACAGCCGAACCGCAATCGAAAGAAGCGGCAGAGCCAGAGGCAAAGCCCGAAGCAACCGACGCGGAGCCCAAAGGATACCGCGATCCATCAACAGGGAGATTTGTCCCTCTCAAAGAGCTGACCTCAGAACGTGAAAAACGCCAGTCGGCGGAAAAAGCACGCGATGAAGAGGCTCGTCTGCGCAAGGATGCCGAAGACAACTGGCGTCGCACTCAGGCCCAGGTCGAAGAAATCCAGCGCAGAATTCAGGCGCAAGCCCAACCGCATCAACCGCCGCCCGATCCTAACCTCGATCCGGCCGGCGCCATGGCGTTCCAGCAGGAACAATTCCAACAGGCTCTCCTCAACCAGCGCTTGAACACCTCCGAGATGTTTGCCCGGAACAAGCACGGCGATCAGATCGTCGACGCCGCGTTTCAGGCAGCGCAACAGGCCGGTGTTCTCAAATCCTTCGTCGGCAGCAGAGATTGCTACGGCGAACTGGTGAAATGGCACCGCCATCAGCAGGTCTTGGCCCGAGTGGGTGAAGACCCTGACGCCTATGAGAAGACGCTTGAGGACAAGATCCGCGCCAAGGTGCTGGAAGAATTGAAGACCGGAAACCGGGCAGTGATGCCGGGACAGACGCCGCCCCCAGTACAGCAGTTCCCAGGCTCCCTCGCAGACGCGACCGGAACGGGATCGAACGCTGCTGTGCCCGTTAGCGACGAAGCCATCATGGGCAACGTTTTCGGTTCAAACCGAAAGCGAAAGTAAGCCCATCAGACGCGCTTCGTGATCCCCAACCCCTGATCACGAAAGATCATCCAACATGGCAACCACTCCGACCCTTTCCGGGCTCGAGCTTACCAAATGGCGCTCGAAGTTCATCACGGAGTACATCCGTGACACCGGCTTTGACACCTACATGGGAGATGCCGACACCGACATCATCCACGTGGTGAACGACCTGCAGACGGACGGATACACGATCCGCATCCCTCTGATGGGCAAGCTCGGCGGCTCTGGCGTCACCGGCAACACGTCGTTGACCGGTAACGAACAGCAGCTTGATCAGTATTACCAGGACATCACCTGGGAGTTTCGGCGACAGGCCGTGCTCGCGACGAAGAAGGACCGAGAAAAGTCCGCCGTCGATTTCATGGCCCAGGCGCGCCCGCGTCTGAAAGAATGGTCGACCGAGAACGTCAAATACCGGCTGATCGAGTGCTTCCATAAAATGTCGGACGGCACGCCGTTCTCGGCAGCCGATGCGACCACGCGAAATGCGTTCTCTGCCAATAACAAGGATCGCATCCTCTACGGCAGCACGCAGGCGAACTACTCGCCGACGCATGCGACCGGCCTGACCGCGATCGACAACACGGACGACAAGCTGTCGACCAAGGTTGGCTCGCTGGCGCGCTTCATGGCCCGTCAGGCGCGTCCGATGATCCGGCCCTACAAGACCGGAACGCAGGGCCGCGAGTTCTACGTGATGTTCTGCCATCCGCTGGGCTTCCGCGATCTCAAAGCGGACACGGTCATGCAGCAGGCGAACCGCGACGCGCGCGCTCGCGACGTGGACTCGAACCCGCTCTTCCAGGACGGCGACCTGATCTATGACGGTGTCATCTATCGAGAAATCCCTGAGTTCTACCAGGGCAAGGACTCGGCGGACGTTCCGAACCCTGAGACGACGTTCTCGAACGGCACCATCCAGTGCGGTGTTTCGTTCCTTTGCGGCTCTCAGTCGATCGGCTTCGTCAACAAGCAGGCCGCGATCCCGACGACCCGTGCAGACGATGACTACGGCTTCCTGAAAGGCGTCGGCATCGAGTTTGCGGACGGCATCGACAAGCTGCGCTGGAACAACAACCCGCAGGGCATCAACAACGGCAAGGACGTTGGCATCGTCACCGTCTACCACGCGGCCGTGGCCTAAGGAGAACCCGAACAATGGCTATTTACGCTACCTCTCAGTCACTTCCTGGCGGCAAGACCAAAGGACCGGGCTTCGCATCCCAGGAAGTCGTTCTGACCGCGATCGTCGCCGTTACCACGGCCATGATCGACAACGCCAACGACGAGGTCGGTCTGTTCTGGGTGCCCAAAGGGTTTATCCCGACCAGCATCGTTTTCAACACGACGGACATGGATGGCTCTACCGGCCTTCTGTGGGACGTCGGCAGCGACGGCGACGAGAACCGGCTTATTGCCGCGTTCTCCGGTCAAGCCGCGGGCACGCAGTCGGTCCTTGCGACCACGGGGCTGCTCTACAAGTACACAGCCCGGACGCTGATCAAGGCCTTCGTCAATACGGCCTCGACCACGCCGGCCACCGGTACGCTGAAGGTCGTGCTCAAAGGCATCGTCGACGAAGAGTTCGACACCACGCCGCTGGTTGCATCCTGATAAACGCAAGGGCGGCGGGCAACTGCCGCTCTTTCTCTTTGAGGAGATCAGATGAAATTCAAATTTATCGGTAGCGAGCCGTCAGAGTTCATGGGGTTCCAGTGGTATCCAGGAACCGAGCATGACGTGACGGACGATCACGCAGTCCGGAAGCTTTCCAACAGCGTCCTGTTTGAGAAAGACGGAACGGAAGCGAATAAAGAGCCGAAGAAGCGCGGCGCCAAGCCCGCTCAACCCGTGAGCGACAATGGCGACGACGCGAACTGAGCTAGAGCTGGCGACGAATGTCCTGCTGCATTTCAACATCATCGCAGCGGAGGAGTCGCCGTCGGCCAGCGACAGCACGTACGTCATCGGCCGCTATCGCGACCTGTTCAACGAGATGACGTTGAACGACGAGACGTACTGGAACATCGGGCAGGTGCCGGCCGAAATCTTCGAGCCGCTCACCCAAATGGTCGCCCTGACGGTCGAGAAGGCGTTCGGGAAGGCGGCCGCCATGCCGCCTGCTGACTACGCCCGCAGCCTGGACGAAGGGCTGCGCATCTTGCGGCGGAGGCTGCGCCGAACGGTCAACGTGCGCTCGGCCGAAATGCCAACCTATGCGGATGATTTCTAATGGGCATCGTTCCTCTCGCGCTTCCGTCCGGATCAAGCCAGGCCCGGTTCAACCAGGGTGGCTCGGCGCAACTCATCAACTGCTATCTCTCACCCATTGGCGAGGAGGGGAAGGTCAAGAACGCAATCTATTCCTCGGATGGGTTGCAAGGTTTCGCGCTGCTGCAAGGCGTGGCGGCGGGGCAGGGATGCCGGGCCGGTATCGTGGTGGAAGGCGCCCTGTACGTCGTCGCAGGCGTGTCGCTCTACAAGGTGACAACGACCGGCGTTCAGACCCTCATCGGGTCGATGAACATTTCCAAGACCGCTCCGGTCTTCATGGAACGAAACCGCAGAGCGGTGCCCGACATCGCGATCGTGTGCGATGGCCTGATGTTCTACTGCCGGGGTGATGTGCTGGCGCAGGTGACCGACCCCGATCTGTTCGCGCCGATCACGCTCGCATTCTCGGACGGGTATTTCGGGATCACAACCGCTCAGAACAAATGGCAGATCGGTGCGATTGACGACGCCAGCGCATGGGATGGACTGGACTTTGCCACGGCCGACGGCGATCCGGACGCATTGATCCGCATCGCGGCCCTGCAGGCGCAGTTCTATCTCTTTGGCGAGAAGACAATAGAGGTTTGGCAGGAC